GGAACTGTTACTGCTGGTGGTTCAACTGGAACTTCTGGTTACTTGTTGCAGTCTACTGGTACTGGCGTGCAGTGGGCAGCAGCGACAATTACTTTAGCATCTGGTTCAGGTTCTGCCTCTGTTTCTACAGGTGGCACCGCTACCTTTGCTGGTGGTACTGCTATTAGTACTACTGCCACAGGTTCAACTATAACAATCAACAACACTGGTGTTACTGCTTTAACAGGAACAACAAACCAAGTTTCAGTTTCTGCTTCAACTGGTTCTGTAACTTTATCATTACCACAATCAATCGCGACTACTTCAAGTGTTCAGTTCGGTTCGTTTGGTATTGGTACTGCAGCTGATGGAACAACTGGTAACTTAAGAGCTACTGGCCAGATTACTGCATACTACTCTGACGATAGACTTAAAGTTCGTGGACCAAATATTCCTAATGCTCTTGAAAAAGTTCTTTCGCTAAATGGTTTCTACTACCATGCCAATGAAACTGCTCAAGAATTGGGTTATAGTCTTAAAATGGAAGTTGGAGTTTCTGCGCAGGAAGTACAAAATGTTCTTTCTGAAGTTGTTGTACCAGCACCAGTAGATGATAAATATTTAACAGTTCACTATGAACGATTAATTCCTCTGTTAATTGAAGCCATGAAAGAGCAACAAAAACAGATTGAAGAATTAAAAGCAAAACTAGGATAATAATATGGCGATCCCAGCAACAAGAGAAGATTTTAAACAATACTGCCTCCGCAATCTCGGAGCACCAGTGCTTGAGGTCAATGTGGATGATGACCAGCTGGAAGATCGTATTGACGAAGCGTTAGATATTTTCCGTTTATATCACTATGATGGTATCGAAAAATTTTATCTTTCACACAAAATTAAAGCATCTGAATTAACAATCACTACAAACAATGCTGCTGCTTTTGTGCCAGGAAATCAAGTTGTTGGATCAACTACTGGTTTAACAGCAACAATCTATCCTCAGTTGGATATTACTACTGCCATTACAGTAACTTCTGGTGGTTCTCTCTATTCAGACAATGTTGAAGTTATCATTGAAGGTGGTGGCGGTTCAGGTGCAACTGGACAAGCAACTGTTTCTGCAGGTGTTGTTACTTCAGTTCTTATTACTAATCCTGGATCTGGTTATATTTCAAATCCAACAGTAACAATTATTGATAAAAATGGAACTGGCACTGGGGCAACTGCCACTGCAAATTTCAGTTTACAGCCAAATGTTCTTTTCGTTGCTCGTTTTATTCAAACAGTAAATACAAATAACAGTCCTTATATTGGAACAAGTAATCCAACAGTGTTTCTTCCAGGAGAAACAATTACCTCAAAAGATATTAATGGTAATGTAATTACTGCCACTGTTGGTTCAGGTCCAGAATATATTGTTCTTGGCGACATCGAAAACAAATACATTCCTATTGCCGATGCAGTTTATGGTGTGACTCGTGTGTTACCACTATACCAAGGCACTTCATCATCAAGAAGTATTTTCGATTTACAATATCAATTACGCTTAAATGACTTGTATGACTTATCAAGCACTTCGTTAATCTACTACTCAACTGTTATGCAACATTTGGCAACATTGGATTTGTTGTTAAATGGTAAACCAATTTGGAGATTCAATCGTCTTCAAAATAAACTTAACATCGATGTTGATTGGAACAACGGAAACAAAATTGAAGTTGGTATGTGGGTGGTTGTTGAAGCATATCGTGCTTTAGACCCTGATCAATTCAAATTGGTTTGGAATGAACCATGGTTGAAGCGTTATACAACTGCTCTAATTAAGCGTCAATGGGGAACTAATCTTTCTAAGTTTAGTGGATTACAACTTCCAGGTGGTGTTTCGCTTGATGGTAAAGCACTATACCAAGAAGCAGTTCAAGAAATTAAAGATTTAGAAGACGAGATTCAAAACAAGTCAGCTCCACTTGACTTTTTCTTAGGATAATTTGTGGCAACAAATGTTTACTTCACTCAAGGTACTAAGAACGAACAGTACCTAATTGAGGATATTATTTTAGAGTCTATTCAGATTTATGGACAAGACTTTTATTATATCCCAAGAACACTTGTAGCCCACGATCAGATCTTGGGTGAAGATCGTTTATCTAAATTTAAAGAAGCATATCAAATTGAAATGTATCTCGAGTCTAATATGGGATTCGAAGGTCAGGGTGCTTTTATTAACAAATTTGGTTTGATGATGGAACAGTCTGCAACTTTGACTGTTTCTCGTCGCCGTTGGGAACAACTGGTTGGAAGATTTGGACAAACAATTATTCCTACAAGACCAAATGAAGGCGACTTACTTTACTTTCCACTAACAGGTGGATTGTTTGAAATTAAATTTGTTAAACACCAAGACCCATTTTATCAACTTGGTAAACTTTATGTATATCGTTTACAAGTTGAACTCTTCCAGTATGCTTCTGAACATATTGATACTGGCTTGAAAAATATTGATGTGTTTGAAACTCTCAAATCATATGACACTGACTACGCTGTCAATGCGATTGGCTCAGTTACTTCAGTTACAATTACAAATCCAGGATCTGGATACATATCTGTTCCTAGCATTACATTAACAGGTGGCGCAGGAACTGCTGGATTCCAACCTGCCGTGTTACAAGCTACATTATCTGGTGGTTCGATCTCAGCAATCAATATAGTTAATCTTGGCACTGGATACGATACTGCTCCAACTATTGTTATTGATGCTCCACCTGCTGGTGGGACTCAAGCTACTGCTACTTGCGCAATTGAACCTAATCCAGATTTACCACAATCTTATGGTGAGAATATTGACTTTAGAGGTGAAGCAAGTTCTTTAGTTGTTAATACAAACAATCCTTTAGGTAGCGTCAAATAATGTTAAATATTCCACCATTTTATCACGGACTTACTCGTAAAGCCATTGTTGCTTTTGGTAGTTTGTTCAGCAACATTCGTATTCAGCGTGAGTTGAATGGTGGAACTGTTGGTCAAGAAGTTACTGTTCCTCTGGCATATGCTCCAAAGGAAAAATGGTTAGTTCGTATTGAACAAGATCCTGCATTAACAAACAATGTTTATACAACATTACCAAGAATGTCGTTTGAAATTACAAGTATGGCATACGATGCGACTCGTAAAACAAATCGTATGAATACTGTTCAAGCAACAAATACTGGAACTAATCCGTCTTCAATAAATCAAGCGTATAGTCCTGTTCCATATAATTTAGATATCTCCTTGTATATTCTTACAAAAACACAAGAAGATGCTTTCCAAATTGTTGAACAAATTCTTCCATTCTTTACACCTGAGTTTACTCTGACAATTAATGCTGTTCCAGAATTGGGTGTTCAAATGGATATTCCAATTATTTTAAATAGTGTTTCTATTCAAGATGACTACGATGGAGAATTCACTGAGCGTAGATTTGTAATTTATACTATTACTTTTACTTTGAAAACAAATTTCTATGGTCCAGTAACTTCCAATGGTCCAATTAATAATGTTATTGTCAATATTCCTAGCGAGCCTGGACAGAAATATACAGCCACTGGGAATTTTACAACTCATACTATTTCTGAAAACTGGAACGACACTTTCTAATGGCACAAATTTATAATGCGAATCCGAATCTAAAAGCGATTGGTGTAACAGTAAACTTTACACCAGAACAGATTCAGGAATATATTAAGTGTAAAACTGATTACATTTATTTTATTGAAACCTACTGTGAAATTGTTACTCTTGACAGAGGATTGCAGCCATTTAAATTGTATGAGTGTCAAAAAAAGAAGTTAGATATCATTCACAATAATCGTAAGGTTATTTTAATGGAAGGTCGCCAGCAAGGTAAAACAACTACCTCTGCTGCATATATTCTTTGGTATACAATTTTCCAAGATGCTAAGAATGTGGCGATCCTTGCAAACAAAGCAACTGCTGCTCGTGAGGTTCTTGCTCGTTACCAAACTATGTTTGAAGGTTTACCAATTTGGTTACAACAAGGTGTTAAATCTTGGAACAAAGGGGATATTGAACTTGAGAATGGATCTAAAGTTTTTACTGCTGCAACATCTGCTTCAGGCATCCGTGGTAAGTCTGTTAATCTGTTATATGTCGACGAAGCGGCAATTATACCTAATACTGTTGCTGAGCAGTTTTTCGCTTCTGTTTATCCTACTATCTCTGCAGGTGAAACTACAAAAATTCTTTTGAGTTCAACTCCGC